GCTTTTAACCTCTCGGCTTTCAACTGTTCCTCGGTCATACATTCCTCGGATTGTGCCTTAAAATCGTCTGTAAACGGTTTTTCAGGATAGTCAGGTATTTTATTGGCTGTGTTCTTATCTGCCAGTGTAGCCACCAAAATGGACGAATTAAGGGCGTTCTTGAACCACGCACCTAATTCCCACCGTTCTTGTGCCTTTATTTTTTGCTTTTGCTCGTAAGCCTCAAAGTCAATTTGAATTGTTTTAGGTGTAAGCCCCCAAAAGTCGGAACGATAACCGCCTATTACTAAATATGGGAGTAACCATTCGTGATTAACCCACTCTTTGATACTCCCATACTCCTCAATAGTTTTTTGCTTTTTTGCGGTTGAGCTTATTCCTCGCTCGTTGCAGTTTCCTTTTTTTCCACCGACTGTTGGGTTGCGCGAAAAAAATCACTTTCGACTAAAGCTTCCATAAGTGGCACACAATCGTCAAACGAGCCACCGTTTTTAAGATGTGCCATAATCTCCGCTCCTGCCTGTTCAACAGTAATGTCGCCAAACCACGCTAAAAGCGCTCTAAATGCTGACATACTGGACTTTTTGAGAGCGGGAACACTCAATCCTAATTCTTCAAGCTCACATATTGCGTTGAAGTCAATCACCTTGTCGAGATTGTAGTCCTTGCCATTTATTGTTATTTTTTTCATAATTAACTCCTCGGTTATAAAAAATGTTCAATCTTTGACTGATTATTTTATCAAGTGTCGTTGTTGAGCAATGACTGCTCGGAATAAGTCGGGTCGTCGGCAAATTCGGGTTCGCCAAGAGGTGTAACATAAAGCGTAGTCTCATAAAGAGAATTTGCGCTTGCTTCGGGTATTCCCATATGTGCGGGCTGAATAGGTACATAAGCTGATTTGTCAAAGCCCGGTATATCAAAACAAAGCCAAGTCCTTTTTGAGGCTTTAATGCCAGTTTCATAAGCCGTTACCATAGTTTCCCAATTGTTATAAAGCTCCTGTGTAAAGTTCGCGGATATTTCAAGCGCACCGCCAAGGTCTTTCAGCAACTGAACATAGGAAGTATATTCTGTGTTATCAAAAGTGGTAGCGTCTGCCGTATTCGGTGACGGGTTAAATGACGGGATAGACTTTAAATCAGGTATATGCGTATAATCAGCGGTGGGTCTTGTTCCCGCCGTTGTTTCTACTGCATAAGACACTTTAATGCCTATTGTAGATAATGCAATTCCCATAGTTATAACTCCTTTATAGATTATTTATTAACAGTAAGATTAAATCTTAATATACTGTAATAGGTTGTAGTGCCGTTTTCATAGGGCGTACTATTCGTCCATTGCGCACGGCGTGCATTTAAAATTTTCGGTATGTTTTCTTTGATAGTGTTCTTTGCAAACCAACCGCAAAGTTTTTCACTTAACAAACTGCAAGATTTCTGTGCACTGTATTTCTTACCGCCAATATTCATTTGATTAGTCATAACAATTATTTGCAAATAGACATCTGCGACTTGTTCGCCCTCAAATGTAGTAGCTCGGTCAAGCTCCACATTATCCATAACAGCAAGTAATATTTCGGGTGGGTTAGGTTTAGAACCGTAAGGATATTGCTCTTTAATGCCGATTGACATACTCAATTCTTTATCTTCGGCTATTCTGCCATTGATATAGCTTTTTAGTTCGTCTATAAGCATTTATCACACATCCTTTTCGTCTAAATACTGCTTAATGGCTTTTGTAGCTCCACCTTTTCTAATATGCTCGGCGGTGCGCCACATTTGCGCTTGTGCTTCCCAACCCTCGGAAAAATTGTTACCCCAAAACCACCCTTTAGCATTGTTGACGGTAGCTTTTGTGTCGGGGTTATTATAATAATATTCCCAACCGTTTGTGGTGTGGGTCTTGCCAGCGCTCTCAAATGTTATCGGCTCTGTAGGCAAATTGCCCTCATAAGAACCTTTACCGACCAAACCTGTACCATACTCAAGAAATGCAACTTGTTTGCCCTCGGCGGTTATCTTTGCTTTCCCATTGCCAGTGTTTTCAGTACTAACCATTATGCTATCACCGCTATAAAGCGATTGAGCATAATCACTCCCGTATTTGGAAATAGCTAGGGCAAGTTCGTCACTTGTTACCTGTTTAAGCTTTCGCAAACGGTTTCTAAAATTTGTTATGCCAGTTATAGTAACCTTGCTCACGGCTCTATCCTCTCCAATGTGATTGTATAGGATATTAAGTGATTAAGAACGGCAGTAACCATAGCGTTTGCACCGTCACCGTTGATATAATTCTTATCAGCAGTATTTGGCTCGTTGCCCTCAATGTAAAGCAAATCGCCTTCATTGAATACATTATCAAAATAAGGCTTTTTGGCTTTCATATTCCAAACTCGGTTCAACTTTTCGCCATACTGCAATGTGGCAAGATAACCACTTGCAGAATTGATTGACAAATAGTTAAAGGCAAGTTTGTATTCTTTCGGGGTTTCATAAACTACTATGCCCTCGTCATTCTCGCCTATTTTCTTGCAAAGCCATATTGACTGCCCGATTTTCATTGCTCAACCACCGACTTTGTAACAGCTTTTGCTTTAGGTGTAATAGTAGATAACAGTGTTCTTGAAATATGCGCACTGTCAAAAGTAAAACTCATACCATTTTCGGAATATGCCGTAACAGAAGATAGTCCGTCACGCTCTAATGTTTCTTGCATTATATTACGCACAATGCTGACATCTCGCGCGTATTCTTCGGGTATCTCCATTATTGTACGGTCAAAAGGAAAGGACAGCGACAGATATAAATTCAATGAGCAGCGGTATAAATCGTCAACTTGTTCTTCCGTCAAATAGCTATACTTTTTATGGAAGTCCTCTTTCATTACACTTACTAAATCATTTACTTTCATAAGTCGCTATCCTTTCAGCGTAAATTATAGATTACTAATTAGCCTTTTTTGGGCTTAATCTTAATGCCTTTGAGTACAGCCGCTTTAAGAGTGTTCTTAAGGACAGTACCGGCAACAAGCTCAACCTCGCCTTTCTTAACTGCTCCGGGAGCGGTCATATCGGGCATATAGGTATTGATTACGTTGTTGCCAACGGGGGAAATGCCGTGGAAAGCGTCAAGCCCGAGAGCAACAGCATATATAGCGGTTGTACCCTCTGCGGTGGCTGTAGGTGTTGAGGTCGGTATAACATCAACAGTCTTTGTGCCATTGTAATAACCGCCAACATCCATAAGCGGAATATCGTTGTAAGCTTCAACGGGTCTGCCAAACGCGTCTTCACTGCGGGTATAATAACCAGCTCTACGAGCGGCACTCCTCAATTTAGACAGCATTTCTCTGTTCATAAGCAACATAGAGGGCTTGCCGTCAACTGCCGAAATAACGCTATCAAGTTCATCAAGGAACGCCGAATAATTGTTATCCATATTTGCCGAGGTGGTAAGGTCTACCGCGCTTGTAAACTCATTTTCAGTGCCCTCAAGCGCTTTAGCAAGTCCGCTGGTAGTGTCGTTAATAGCCTTGTTATGGAAGAAGTTGGCGGTTGCTTTAATCTTCTGTTCAGCCTGAAAAGCAAGCTCATCAACTGCGCCGCTTGTGTTTTGAAGAACACGGTCAACCTCGAACGAACCACCCATAATTTCAGCCTTGGCAGTCTTTTCCTCGCGCTCGGCTTCGCCGGGGGTGTACTCCGAGTTGATAGCACGGACAGCTGCCGTGGAGGGGGTTTTAAGCTGAATATATCCATAAGTCAGCGTTGAACCGCCGGTACCGGGGGAAATTGCGTTGTCAAATGTCAGCGCGTCAAGCAACAGTGACGAACGCCTAAACATATCGATTATCTGCTGGTCTACTTTATCAGCCATACCAACTTTGGCTTCTGCGAGTGTAATGCTCATAATTGTTTGCTCCTTTATTTATCGTATTTTTCGTGTAGAGCTTCTACCAATGAAGCAGGCTCTACATCAAGTTTGCCATTGCCTGCGGCGGGAGGATTGACATTATTTTTAATATCCTGTGCCGCTGATTTTTTAGAGGCACTTTCCACTCTGTCGGACATAACCTTTGCAAAAGCGGACGGTGACTGTTCATTTTCCATAAGGTATTTGATTTCCTCACTGGAAAAGCCGTTGTCAACAAGCTGTTCTTTAGCTTTGAGAGAAGCAAGCTCTTTTTCCATTGCTTGCACTCTTGCTATTTCAGCCGCAGAGGTTTCAGCCTGTTTTTCTTCCTCTGTCTGCTTTGAAGCCTTATAATCGCTATATTCTTTTTTGATAGATTTAAGCGAATTTTCGGCTTCTGTCAGTCTTCCTTTAGCGACATAGTCGCCTTTTGATAGGTCAGCTAACTTCATTTTGGATATGATTTCGCCGATTTCCTCGGCAGTCATACCCTCTTTGTAGGCTTCGCCTAACAGTTCTTGTAGTGTCATAGTTCCTCTTTCCTGTATCAGCCTTAATTTATAAATCCGCAGTCGGCTCTGCGCTTGATACATTCCTACCATAAACGCTGATAGGGGAGCGAATTTATAAAAATGCCTTATTCGGCAATTTTATCATTGTTCGGGTCAATTTGCTCATTCTGAACATCTTGACTTTCGGAATTTACCGCATTAGCCACCGCATTTAAAGCGTTGTTTTCAGCGGTTTTGCGTTCTTCCTCTTTTTTCTTGTTCACATTATCAACCCACTTTTGAGCGTCAGCGCACGGGTCAAGTGACAAGTTTATATATTTAAGAATAAGTTCCTCGGGCATACCAATGTTATAAAGATTAACAGCGCTTTGCGTCTTACTCAAAATATCGTCATTCGGATTGATATTGTAGTGTATCTCAATCTGACTTGCGGTCAATTCATTAACTTTTGTTTGCGGTACAGTGTGGCAAACCGCTATAAGCTGTTTAAGTAACTGATAATCGGTCTTTTCACAGCCTATTATATCGCCTTTAATAATGGTGTAGGCATTTTCCCAACCGCCGCCTAAAAGCCTTGCTTTGCCAGTATCTCCACCGCTTGAAGTGACGCCACTTGCAAGCGGAACGCCCGCTATGTCATAAGCCTTTGATACTCTTTGCTCATAGAATGTATTTATATCCTGTTGACTGAATTGAATATCAACCGTGCTGAAATCCGCAGGAGTTTCAGGATTGTTTGTTGAAATAAGAACCGCGCCACCGGCTATCATTTGGTCTACCGTGTTTTGGTCTGCTTCGACATTCTTAAATACATACAATTTGTTAGCGTTATCATAAACACAGTCGGCACAGTTTGAAACAACCATATTGATAGCATTAAATAGGCTTAAATTAAGCTCTATTATGCCTATACGCTCTTTATTGAATATATGCTCTATAATCGGCAGATAACGATAACTTTCGGGCTGTGGGTGTATTTCGGGCGCATTTGAGCTTACAGTAATGCAATTCGGGAACGCCACGTTGCTATACACGAAAACATTATCCCTTGTATAAACGGTGATTATATATCGTCTTCCGGCAGTGTTAAATAACGCATTATCGGTAATATCGGCTATATTTACGCAGAAAAGCTCTATTTCACCGACATATGACGAATATACAACAAAGTTTTCAAGTGGGCTAACACAATTCATAGCAAACGGAGCTTCGGTATCTTTGTCATAGTCTATCGAATATGTACCGTCCATATTTATTATGTCAGTCCTCGGCTGAACAAACGATGTGCCTACGCCATATTTAAACGCGTCCTTTTTAATTTCCATAAATTCAGTATGAAAACCGCTGTCGGACAAAAAGCGGTCAAATATGTGCAAATCGTCATTGCAATTGTCACTTTTATGCGAAAACTGCATTTTATCGCCCAACATAAAGTTTACTTTAAAGTCAACCTGTCGTTTGGCGTGATTTTCAACGATTTTGCTGTTGTTGTTAGACACATACGGTCTTGTTTTTGCTAAAATATCCTGCTTGCCCTCGTAAACATCAGAAAAATATTGCATTTTCTTAATATTTTCTTTATGCGCAGCAAGGCATTGATTGAGATAGTTTTTAAATACTGCAATAGTCTGTTCGGGTGTGCGTATTTCGTCAGGCTTTATCGGAATTTTTATCTTTTTAATACCCTGATATGAAAAGTTCAAATTATTCACTCCAAAAACAAAAAATGCAAAGCCACAGCTTTTGTGACCTTGCACTTGATACTTTCAACCCGTCTTAGGGTTTATTTGTCATTTTCTGCACCGAATAACTTATTTTTCTCTTGCAGTTCGGGCAAATAATGTTTTGATTGCTATTTTGTATGTTAAAATCTACATCAAAGCCATATTTTACATATACTTTTATAGATTTTGTATGGCACATAGGACATTCTTTTACTACCAAAACACTGCCCCCTTTTAATTCTATTATATGCAACATTGAAAATTTGTCAAGTATTTTTTTAATTTGCTCGTCTGCGATTAAGAATTGTGATAGAATTTTGCCGTTTTTTGAAAGATAAATATTTTTGAGCGTACATTGCTATCACATCTATACTATCATCATAGGCATTGTGCACCGTATATGAAAACGAGGTAAGGTACTTCATAAATTTGCCAAACTCAGAACCTTGCGCATACATTCCAAATTCGGGGAATACAATGCACGATTTAATAGCCGCCTCATTATCATATATTTTATCCTCTTTATGCTTATAGCTATATACTTCTGTGATATTACAATAATCTATACCTCTTTCATAAAGCATACCACGCAATAGCGTAGCAAGGCTTGTATCGGTGTTCCGCTCTATGTGCAATCGGGTAATGTGGTGCTGCTCTATTTTACGAATTATAGTAGGATATATCTTTTCCATAGGCTTCATTTCAAATATACAGTCTTTGAGATAATGTTTATCGCCTATAGGCAGACAAATAGCCATTGCTATATAGTTTGCACCAGTACGCGCAGGGTCAAGCATAGCCCAACAGCTTTCCTCGTCTTTTTCTTCCTCAATATGTGGTATAGCCTTATATGTTAATAAATTATCATAGCTAAAAGCACAGCCCTCAATAGGCATAGGCTCTTGCATATCCATAGCCATAAAAGTATTATAGTCGGCAAGTCTTTCTGAACGAGCTTCCTCAGTTGTGTACTTATGCGGATATGTGCTTTCGTCAGTGTCCCAATCAAGTTTAGGAACAGACACGAAAACCGCCTTATACCGGGCATTAAACTTTGTGTATTTATTGATTTTACTCTGTTTAGCCGTATCACCGCCATATTTGCGCTTTATTGTAGACAAAAAGTCATAAATATGGTAGGTAGTGCCACTGAAAACCTCAAAACTGTTATTATCGTCATATCTCCGCTTTTTCCACTGGTCTTGATACCGCTCTATATCTTTTTCGTGCATATTGATATTGCCCTTGTCTTTTGACCGTGTAATATCATCGTAAAAGCGGTATTTATATCGTCCACCGTCCACGGGGGTATCTTTATTAGCTAATAGGAACGATGTGCCTTTAATACTTCCGTGAATAAGCAATCGAGCCACTTGATTATTGCCACCCTCACGCCGAACATCAAATATTTTGTCCTTGTCACCCTCAAATTGAGCATAATAAGGGAATACTTTGGCATAATTGGGCTTGCACATATATTTTACCAATTTTGCGGACATATCGGTTATCAATGAGGGGTTTCCAACTATTTTTAATACATCTGCGTTTATATCTATGCCAAATATATAGGATATTAGAACGGTATCGGCAAAACTCTTTCCATACCCGACCGGGCATTGCTTTTCAAGGTATTTCACAGTGCCGTCAAGCACCATTTTATCGGCATAATACCAAAATCCTTTAAAACAATTAAGATTATATTTCCATACCTTATCATTTTCAGGCATACCCCACTCCATATAAAGCGCAAAGTGTTCTATGTTGCGGAAAGCCGACAAAGCATAAAAATTCTCGTACAATTTGCCGTATTCGGTATAATTCTCTTGTAATTTCAGCAGCCGAGCCTTGTTTTCCTCGGTAAATTTCTCTTTTTTGAGTTTATCAGCCAAAACAGCCATTTTTTTCAGTTTATCACGCAATGTAGGCAAAACAAATTTGCAGACATACTCAATATGCTTGCGGATTTCATCCTCGCCCTCGTTGTCACGCAACTGTGCCAAATAACCGTGTATCTGCGAATGCATAGTGCGATATAAATTATCGCTGACAGCTAAAACATACTCGTCACTGTCTAAATACTTTGCATTTTTGCGCATTTCGCTAAATGCAACACAGCCTTCACGAACAATCTCGCCGATATTATCCATTCATAGCACCTCCGCCATTTTTTATAATTATAGCAAATAAGCCAAACAATTTCAAGTGCATAAAAAGCGACCGCCCAGCAGAGAGGTGTAAAACTGCCAAGCGGTCAAAGAAAGGAGAAAATAGAAACATCTGAATGTCAAATCAACAAAACACATTCAAACTCCATCTATAATATAACATACTTTTTCAAAATTGTCAATAGCAAAAAAGCAATAGCCATTACAGCCATTGCCTTTCCGCTATATCCAAAATTATTACTGTATAGCCATTATATCATATCTATTACTCTTTGTCAAGCTCTAATAAAAACGCAACATTGCAGGCAATATGATACAAGTGCGGCAAGCCACTGTCTTCATCAACCCCGTGCGGTTCTTTCAGCCATTTGCATATGTGTCGCATTAAAGCCGCCCTGTATCGTTTAGGGTCAACATTCTTATAACTGCCCTCGCCATATTTTTCAGCACCGTGTGTCATAACAATGCCCACAGCCTCTATTATCTCCGCAGGCACTAAATCTAACCTCGGCTTGCCACCGTCGTGCTTTAACCCGTCTGTAACAACATCCATTGTAATTCCACCTCTCTTAAATATCAGCCATAAGCCATACCGCCATTATAGCACCCCGCCCCGGCGCTTGTCAACCTTTGCATAAATTCTGCATTTTTATTCATTTTCTATGCACAAACCAGCAAAAAAACAACTTTGTAAATTTTTAAAATTAGGGGGGGTAACCCGACCTCCGGCTGACCTTTTCGGGGTAGGGTTCGGAGTGGGTTTCGTTCCTGTAACGCCTATAAATAAAGCTTTTTCCGTTACAAATACGAACGATAAAGAAAGAAATACACCTAGGCGGCAATATTTATCCTACTTTGTCATACTCGGTAGGATAAAAGGCGATAACATTACCCCCCGATAATTTAATTATATAGTTATGTGCAATATATAAATATATTATAATATAGTCTTGTGATTATGCGTATGAGCTTATACAGATAATAACAATATAATAACACGGTGCAAGGCTTAGGGCTATTATAGGGCATTTAAGGGGGGTTATATTATGCTGCGGTATACTCTGCATATTATGAATAAATAGGCATATTAAAATATTTATTTTAATATTAAAAATTTTACTTGACAAATATATAATATAGTGATATAATAAAGACAACGAAAGGAAAGGAGAAAAAAACAAGATGAAAACGGAAGACATTAAAAATCTTTTGCATTTGATTATTGAACTTCTGAAACGTTGTAAAACGGTTGAGGAAGCTATAAAAGCAATATGTAACGCTTACGACATCCACGAATAACGAACGCCGAGCCGGGCGGCATAACCCGGCAGCCTTTCGGGCTGTTAATTAAAATAAATAAAAGAGGTTTTCAAAATGGAAAGATACACACAAAAACAATTGAAAAATCTTGTGAACACTGGCGCGGCTGTTGATATTACCCGCGGCGACAACGAAACGCGCAGCCAAATAATCAACGAAGAAGAATATTATACTCAAATAGGATATAGTGCGGGCGTTTATGGTTGTAATGGTATGTTGTTAAAAGGTCACAAAACCGGCAAATTATACGCAGTTACGAGCAGAACAAACGCAATATATATTTTTAATTAGCAGAGTGGCGGCGGCTTTGGCTGCCGTTAATGCGGCAGGGCATACGGTCACAAGCCCCGAAAGCCCGAAAGCATAATTTTATATTGAGGTGTAAAAAATGAAAACAAACAACAAAAAAGCACGCGAGAACATACGCAAATACATTATTGCAAACTTTACCCCGGAGGGCTACACGGACAACCCCCCGCAGGAGTTCCCCGAAATAGCCCGTTTTATTTTATCCACTTTCAGAAAAGAAAAATATAACACCCCGGAAGACTTCCGATATTATCGAAAAAATGAGCTTGCAGCTTTTGCGGATTGGTGCGCGGGGCTTTGCGGTGTTCTTGATACTTGTTATTTTTATAACCGTTCCGCCGTTGGTGACCTCGGCGCAATTTTTAAAGAAACAGAAGAAGAAAAAGCGCGCTATACAGAAGAACAAGCCGAAAATACATTAACTTTTTTAATTTATCGCGAGTTAATAAAAGGGGCTACAGAATAATGTATAACGGTGAACAATTGGCGCAGGCGCTGACCGTTTTCGGTCTGCCCTGCGTTTTTAAAGAAATGAAACAAACCCCACGAAATACAATATATTATTTTGATTTTACGGACTGGAACAAAGTCACAGCGGGCAGGCGCAAAACAGCACTTGACCGTCTTTCACTATATGCCGAACATCAATTTAATTATATTGACAGTAATATATCACATTTTGCAATATATCACGCTGAAGACAATTATAGTATTGTCCCGCTTTTCGGGCTTGCCTTGCCTGATGATGATACATATAAATTCATTGCGGGTATAAACGAGGACGGCGAACAAGTCAATATTTCATTGGACGAAATGACGCATGCACTAATTGCAGGCACTACCGGCAGCGGCAAAAGCGTATTTTTGAAAAGCCTTTTATATTCTTTATTAACTACAAATAACCCCGATAAAGTAAAATGTGCTATTATAGATAAAAAGCGCAGTTTAAATTATTGGAGCAGGGCGGCGCACTGTCTCAAAATCGTTAATGATGATATTTCGGCAATAACTCTATTAAATACTTTTCAAAAAGAAATGTATAACCGGTATGAAGAATTACAGCGCCGAGGGCTTGAAAAAAATATCGGGCTATTTCCCAAATGGGTATTGATAATTGATGAATTGGCGGACTTAATGCTAACTGACCGTAAATCAGAAATTGAAAACAAGCTTGTTTCGCTTTGTCAGCTCGGGCGCGCTGCCGGTATTCACTGCGTACTTTGCACCCAGTCGCCCCGCGTTGCCGTTGTCAGTGGTTTAATTCAGGCAAACACCCCGACAAAGATTATATTTAAAACAGCGAACACGCGCGAAAGTGTATTGTGTTTGGGTCATTCGGGAGCGGAAAAGCTGCTCGGAAATGGTGACTGCCTTATAAAACTTCCCGATAAAGTAAAAGATATTAGAGTACAAACACCATTCGCAAGTGATGAAGATTTTAGAAACTGTATAGAATAGAGGTATAAAAAATGTTTTTTAGTGTTTTAGCGTATATTTTAATAGTCGGTATTGGTTGTATATTCTTCGAGTGTACGAAAGCAGGGCAGAAGATAGCCGATAAAATCTACAAGAAAATAATAAAATAATGCTTTTGACCGTCCGCGGCTTGTGGGCGGTTCTTTTTATGCCTATTTAAAACTATGCTTTAAAATGCTCTGTATTGCGTTTTAATATTCACTTTAGTATTTATATTCCCAAATAATAAAAAAGCCGTACAACCCCAAAAGAAACGATATTTTTAATATTCTAAAGCAAAAAGAAACTGCCGAAAGTATTTTTAAACTCTCGACAGCTTTTTTATTGTTCCGATGTGGCTTGTAGTTCGGCTTGCAGTCGCTCAAATACTGCTTGCCGGCTGATATGGTGTCTTCTTGCTATTTCCGATATATCGCCCCGTATTGCTTTGCCCTCTCTACGCATAAGAGCGGCTTTTTTTATTTCCTCGCATAGTTCCGCTTTCGGCGGACGTGTTTTAATATTACAATAAGCATTTAAAGTATATCTCACATTATATCGGGATATATTTAATTTATGGGCTATCATATCCACATTGTGCAGCCCGCTTTCCCACAAGGCTTTTATTTGCTCCTTGTTGGCGGTGCCGTCATCGCTTACCGCTCTACCTCGCCTTATTGTTCCGCCGTTCGCCTTTATTGTATTTACAACATAATATCGTGATAACCCTACGATATCGGCGGTTCTTGCCACTGTATAGCCCTTATAGTGGCATATCATAATATCGTCTATTTGGCTTTGTTTTAATTTCATTCGGTTATTGCTCCTGTTGGGTCTTCAAGCCAGTAAACGCCTATAACCGTATTTCGCCCATATCGGGTTTTAACCGCTTTATCGCGGCGATTTATTATATATCCCTTGTTGCGTAAATGGTATATAATTCCGCTTAGCCTTGTTGCGCCGTAAAGTTCTATTGCTTGCATTGAGGTTAATTCTCTGCCTGATAATAAATGCTCTAATATGGCTTTTGTTTGCGTATTGTCGCGTACCATTATTCTGCCCCCTTTAATATTCTGCTTACCGTAGCTATGCTTATATTTAATATATTGGCTATGTCTCTATAACTCTTATGCTCGGATTTCAAATTAAACACTTGTTGCCGAATTTCGTCTGATATTGTTTTCGGTCTGCCGAGTGTAACACCCTGCTGTTTTTTTCTTTGCAACGCGTTGGATGTATTATAACCTATTTGTCTTTTCAAAAATTCGTCTTGTATAAAGAATTGAGATATAGTCATCCAAGTATAAGGGTTCATTTTTTCCCCACCCTCTAATGTTATACCATTGCTCAAAAACTTTACAGTTGCTTTTTTCTGTTGTGTTATTAAATCAAGCATTTCAAAGCAATCGATATAATTCCTGCCGAAGCGTGATGTTTCGGTAAGGCAAACAATGTCTGTTGGTTCGAGACATTCAAGCATTTTGTTAAACTGCTCACGCTGATTACCTTTAACGCCACCGCTGATATGTTCCTCAAAAATCATATCAAACTCATATCCGCTATTTTCAAGCAAATACATCTGTCGCTCATAATCTTGTTTCGCTGATTTTTCGGTTGTAGATACTCTACAATAAGCTATTACTTTGCACATTCTTATTTCCCTTTCTTACGGTATAAATAAAAGCCTATAATATATTACTTTTCTAACCGCAATTATATTATAAGCCTTTATGTAACATTTGTCAAGCAAAATATTTAATCTTTAAATGATTATTTCCAATAAAAAATAGGCAAAGGCAAAATCAACCATTGCTTGTGATAGAAAAAATGCCGTAATATAAGCGGGCGCTTTAGTCTTAAAGCCCATTACAGATAATGCCAAGCCCATAATGCCTATTGTTATGCCAAATATAGCTAATGTTGTTTTAAGCATTTCATTCCCCTTTCTTGTCTAACAGAGCTTTCATATTTGCTAATTCTTTTAGTTCATATCGGAATTGCCCCTCGTTCAATGCGTCACTTGCCTTATCGAGTATACTTTCCGCGTCGCCTATTTGTACCAATTCGTGACCGTAGCCGCCCTTGCTCTTTAACCGTAGCTTGCTTGTTGACTCTTTCTGTTGACCTTGTTCGGCTGCTGAAAGAGTAAAGTTTATTAAATCGGCTTCAATATCACCGCATACTTGCTTGACATCATCAGCCGCATTGTTGCGCAAATGCTCAAACGCCGATACACTTATTCTTGCAAACGCCAAAAATTCAAGTTTATTCGGCGTATATGATATAGCCATATTTATATATGCCATAAGTGATAAATAGGCATTATAGATATTATAAATATCATCTGCCGACAGTTTAAGGGCAATATCATTTGTGACCGTGCGTTCCTGTCGGAGTATTTCGCCAAGTTTTACTCTTACGCGGTATTCAAGGGTATCAGCTAAATACTTTTCGCCTTGCCTTGATTTATTCATAATATCCGAGCGGCATATCTCGATAAATTCTTCAAGCTGTGACTTTATTGTTTCAACTTTAGCTTGATATTTCGTTAATACTTCATTATCCATATTATTCACCTACCAATTCTACATACTGCCCGTAGCTCAAACAAGTATTATGCTCTTTGTTGTATTTTGCCCGTTCTTTTTCAATGACTTTCAGCGATTTAAACTTATATTTTGTTTTTTTAGATACAGGGCATGAGTTTTTTGAACGAAACATTTCTTTTTGCCGTTCGTAATTTTCTTGTCTGCTTTTGTTTTTGCATTTTGGGCATTTATGACTTGATTTTGTATAAAACTTGCCACCACATTCGCAACACAACTTTGAATTTATGTTTTTTTCGATAAGTTTGTTTAAAACGAGTATGTCGCTCAAAATTAAAGCTTTATTCCACCCAGTGTCTTCCGCGATATCATCTACGCTCATATTGTGTGCAAAATATAATCTTACAAGCTTTCTTTGCCTGCCACCATTAGTATAATCCAACAGTTCGGATATACCACTGTCGTCTATTAAAATTCTATCCATTATTCCAAAATCTCCTCAACATTGATTCCGCTTTCTTTAAGCTTTTGTTCGCATAACCACCATGTACAATCTCCACCCATTTCGTACTTGTCTTCAAGGTCAATTTGAGCATTTTTAAGTTTGTCCGCAAACTTTTGGAGCCGTTCTTGCCCAAAGCCATAATCAAAGCGGAGAATATATAAAATCTGCACCGCCACTTGGTGATTATAGCGGCTCAACAATTCGTTAAATTCTTTTACACATTCGGCTTTTAATGCTTTTCTTTGTGCGCTTGTAGGCTGTTCTTTATTTAACCTTACTTTCATTTTCCCCTTTTTCCTCCAATGCTTTTTCTGCTTCTTTACGAGAAAGGAATAATGTTTTCCCTATACTTGTTAAAGGGTATCGTGTTCCATTCGCTATAATGCTCAAAGGATATAGTTTACCGTTTTTGCCCATCTTCATACTAAACTCTGTTACTTTTATTGGTCTAATTTCCCACATACTTTTGTTTTTCAAGTGATAAGCACCCTGAAAATAAAACACTATATCCCCTACTTCACAAGGTAAATGCACCCATTCGGAACGGTCGGTGAAATCTTCACATTTATTTGCAAACAATGTGTTAAATTCTTCTGCTCCGTTTGCGGTTGCCATTTCGTAGCATGCCTTAAAATGTAGACAATCTCGACAATTCATTCTTCAGCTCTCCTTTTAATGTCTAACTAGTTTTGCAAATTCACCTATGCTGGTGTTCTTTGGTATGCGTCCATAATAATAGTAACTATAACAGTCTTTTAATGCTAAATTAAATAACGTATTATCACGACAACACAAGCATGGATAACTGCATCTTGGTAAATTATGCTCTTCATCAGCTACGAAAGCACAATCCCTACAAGTCATTCTGTATCGCTCCTTACCTCGTCAAACAATCTATTAAAAGCGGCATAGGTAAGTCTTATTCTTTGTCCTTTCTTTGCTAAAACTACATATCCGCCACCCTGATTTGTTATAGTCCATTTTTGGCTTGGGTCTATCTGCAAATACAAGGTAACTCCAAAACAATCACCATACAAATGCCCTGATTCGTTTATCTCTTTCTTTGGTATTGCTACCCTTTTCATTTGGTATCCCCCCAATCCAAAGCTTGACCACAATATCTACAATAAGGGCTTGAACCCACCAATGTTTTACAAGTCGGGCATACTATTTCACTTCTTGTTTTAGTTGGCTTTTTCGGTATCTGCTTTTCAATGGCAGAGATAGCTATATCTAAACTTTTGCCGCCAATAATAGGCTGTATGTTTTCGCGAATGTCAATTATCGCTTCTTCGTTTGTCATTCTTCCTCACCAACCATTTCTTTTAAGAGATTTTCAATAGCGATAACATAATCGTTGCACTCGTAACAACACTCTCGGCAATTATAATCGCAATCGTCTTCAAGCCGTATTTCCTCTTTCAATTTTTCAGTAAACTCTTTGTAGGCTTCGGATTTGATTTGTTTTTCAATCTTCGCTGATATTTCTATCTGCTGATTGCTAATCACATTTTGAAGATTTTCAATTTTTAATTTGTACTCCTCGGCTCGTTCTTGTACATCTTGGAATTGTATAGAAACTAAATTAACTTCTTTCTGTAACCTCTCAATCTCTGCCTTTTGGCGGTTGATAAGGTCAAGAACCAATTTGGTAAGAATAATTTCGTCACACCGACCGAACATTTCACAACCTACGCAATCCTCTGCGTTTATATGGCACTCCAAAGCCTTTATAATTTCCTCATCAGTAAATTTCTTATCGGTCATATATCACACCTCATATCTGATTAAGTTCTTCGTGTTTTTCATCTACATATTGCTCTATGGTGGCAATAATACGCTTTTGCAGTGTCGGAGAAATATCGTATTCGCAACAATTGCAACCGTTGTACATCTTAACTCTTTCGCCACGCCTTATAAGTTTCGTGGGAAACCTGCCTGTGGTTTTTCGGTATTTTACGCCGCAAGCAAACAAAAAGATTTTCAAGTTATCAATTTCTTTTTTTATTTCCCTGTACTGTTCATATTGTTTTTCGGTCATTCCTCATCTTTCCTTTCTCCATAACTACAAAAATCGTCTGCGCACATATAAAACATATTTGTCCTGCTTTTAATATCACGTGTGCAATATTGGGCTACATAGTGCTTGCAATCCTTACAACGGACAACCTCTGCCACATCAGCGGTCGGCGTATCTTTTATTGCTTGAATAGCAATTTCTATGCCATATCTTATATCACCGCTATTAAAATGAGCTGGTATTTCGTTTACCTTATTAATCACCACTTTGCGTTTTAAATATTCACTCATTCTTGTCACTCCTCATTTTAAATTCTTTAATATTTGAAATTCCACATTCCACTTCATAAAATGGACATTGCAAACCTGCACACTGAATTATTTCTCGCCCATAGAGTTTTTTAAACTCTCGTATCTTTTCTTTGCTTATACACTTACAAAAAGATTTTTTTGCTTTTCCATTTTTAAAGAATAAATACTTTTTGTGGTCTGGAATATCTTCATATTTTTTTAATCATTTCTTTACTCCTTGTATTTAATAAAATCCTTACCATAAAGCTCATTTAATACATCAAAACAATGCCCCAAGCCTAAACCTTTGCTATTTGGTTGCCAAATGCCGTCACCGTTGTACTCGCCGCCACCGATACAATATTCGTACTGCCGAGGATGTGTCTTCTTTAGTCGTAACCAACGGTTTCCCTTTTCGATGTGACATCCAAATCCGCAAAATATACAGCCAGTGCGGTCGCACCCTGTTGTAGTGAGTTTCCCACCGCAACCCTCAAACATAGATTGTTGTTCAAATATTTCGCCGCCTGACTTGACTACTTGAGATTCATCAACAATATCGCCGTAAACGCTTGCTATAGATAGGCTGTTCTGCTTTATGTATTGAAGAACATCCTGCTCTGTCCAAAAGGACATGGGATTGCTGATAGGTCTTTTCATTTCAAAGCCATTACAACCGTTCACCAACCACTGTTGCTCTCGTAGCTTGCTTTCACTCGCCATTTGTGCGGTTATAGGCTTTTTATCAGTTTTTTTGGTAAATTCTTTTGCTGGATTCTTTTTCATAATATTGCAGCAATAACTGCCGCAAATAAAATCAGTATAAAGCAACGGCTTGTATTTTTCTTTGCAAAATAGGCTCTTATTGCCGTTTTTATCCGTTGCAGTGCCAAGAAGTTTTTTTAACCTATAACTATATTTATTGTTTCCTTGTAAACATTTTCTGCCTTGAAAAACGCACTCTCCGACTTCCTTGCTAATTAAAGGGTATCCGTATTTTTTGATAACCTCATCAAATCTCATTTTGGGGTGAAGAATTGTAACATTCTCAAAGGTTTTTACAAACCGCCGAATTTCGGGATATTCAAGCCCTGTATCGACGAAAACTGCCTCGACATTTGGATACAGCTCGCGCACTATGTGCAACAACACCGTGCTGTCCTTGCCGCCCGAAAAGCTCACATAAACGCCGTCTGTGCCGTACTCCTTTACCCATTCTCGGATACGCGTTTTAGTCATTGCGACCTTTATATCCACAGCCATAGCTTGGAAATATTTCAAATCGTCTCTTGAAGGCAATCTTAATCCCTCCCGTTGGCGCTCACTATAGCGCATATCGCAAAGCCTATCGGTGCGCCGATTATAAGTCCGATTATAAAGTTAATCATTTTCTTTGTACCTCTCCCAATTTTCAAATTCCACACAGCTTGCGCACGGCATATCCGAACGGTCATTATCGTAATATGCGCAATCCTCACAACACATTGGCTCATTCAAATTATCCATACTTATTTACTCCCCTTTCTCAATAAGAACGCCCCCACAAATGATACGGCACTTGCAGGAGCGTTTATTCTATGCGGCATTACCCGGTTATAGACTATTTAATTGTTCAGAGCCGTATCTCTGTTAATTATAATAGCATATAGTAATTTATTTGTCAAGAATATTTTCAAATATTTTTTCGAGCGCCGTCAAACATTCCTATTTGCCAACCAAAACAGTCGCTTATTTAATTTTACACCTCTTACCGTTTCATAATTTAATTGCTTTTTTCTTTCAAAAGTTCCAGCCTTGCCATTATTTCGAGCAGCATTTCGTTTTGTTGCTCAAATCTTGTATTGATTTCACGCAATAAATACTCCGCCTGTTTGTCATTAGCCGTTTGCACATCATTATGTGCCGACTGTTCCCTATTCTCATTAAGGTTAGCCACAGCCAATAATAGAGACAGTGCATTTATAATGTCATTACCATTAATATTATCGCTGTTTTGGTACATTTATTTTTTCCTCCCAATCCAATTTTTCTTTTGCACGCCTAATTCCCAAAAAAGAAACACGCCTATGCCCAAACACGCAATGCCACCAAAGAAGAAAAGTGCCACCATATATCCATTGCGTTTAGCCATTAAATTTAAAAGTAAAATTCCTGCGACAATCGACTCTACGGAAACAATACTTTCAAGAATTATATCTAACCCATAGATAATTGTTTTAAAAAATTCTTTCATTTCGTATCACCTTTGAGTAATTCGGGATTATCAAATTCATTCCCGATAATTTCAATGTCTTCACTACGGAAACAATCCATATTATAGCGAACGCCGCTGTCATAGACTTGAAAACAACATCCATCAAATGCGACTTGGTAAGGCTCTTCGTCATCACACAATAAGACAATATCCCCCTCAAAAATCTTTGTTCCGTTTTTATCGGTCAAGCCTGTGTATTGTCCGATAGTTTTCGGGTTAACGGCATATCTTCCTAAAAAATTGAAATAACCGCCGTTCTGTATGGCATCACAAACAATAAAATCTTCGTGTATGCCGTGTTTATGCCAGTGCATTGTAGCTTTAGCATAAAAACCATATACCCACTGACCGCTATTTATTCGTTTCCCTCTAAATAATATTTCTCTCATTTTTCGTTTATCCTTTCACCATTATAATATACCACATTTGGATTTTCGACGCTTATTGCCTTGCAATGAAACAATTTTGATACTTTAATAGCTTCTTTTTTGCTATGAGCGTAATAAATAAATTCTCTATGTTCGGAATTTAATGTTTCAATAGTGTTGCCTAATTCGTCAAACATTTTATTTTTCGTTACTATCACCCCAACTCACATAATACATATGGTGCAATTCATTATCCAACTCAACCCTAAACCCTTTTTCTTTAAGCCATTTTAAATTATCCTCGTAGTTTATTCCAATTCGTATATTAGTTTCCCCAATTTCTATAAAGGCGTTTATAGACGCTTTAGTCAAATTCCGTTCTTTTCTTTTTTCGGATAAACGCGCTTTTTCCGTTTTGCGCAGACAATTTTTAGCATTAAATTTCATTTTTAATCACCTCAATAATTGTTTTCTTTGCACCATTGAATTATCGCTCTTTGATATTCTTCGGGTGTAAGGCTTTGCTTTTGTAACTTTCGCTTAAAATCTTCATAATTTTTATCACTCGCATTATATCTCAATATCATCCTCATACACCTCGTATCTTTTATTATTTTCATTGTGAAAAGTATCAACTTCCGTAAATCTTTGATAATCGCCGTCAAAGTTCATATTATCAACTACACACCCACCGAATTTGTTTTTATCAAGCAAAACCTGCGTTGTCTTTTCCGATAATTCCTCATTGTTTTTGTCGTTTACATATGGACGGTGCAAAAGCACTATGTAATCACCGTCCTGTTCCAAACCGCCGCTCTCTTTTAAATCGGACATTGTAGGTTCTCCCTTACCACTTCGTGTAACTTGTGAGAGTATCATCATCACACAATTTGCTTGTTTGGCTGTCCGTTTAAGCAATGCAGATATGTAATCAATTCTTGTTCGGGCGCTGTCAAACCTCTCGTTTGTGGTAATGTTCTGCATAAAGTCCACAATAACCAAATCGGGCTTTTCTTCAAGAGTTAGCAACGAAATTTCCTCGGCAGAATAAACACTATCAAAACAGATGAAAGAATTAGCTTTATATATTTCCCGCATTTCGCCTTTAACCTGTTCAACATTCTTGTCGGTTAGCCTGTTTTTGCAAAAATCGTCATAAAAAATATTACACTTGCAAGCCAACATTCGCTCATAAATCATTTTTGCACTCATTTCAAGGGAAAAGAATAAAGTCTTTTTGCTTTGCTTTATTTGATTTATCGCAATGTTAATCGCAAAGGTTGTTTTGCCCGTGGACGGTCTTGCACCGACAATAAAGGTTGTGCCGTATCTTATCCCGCCCAAATAATTATCAAGTTTGCTAAAGCCTGTATCAATGTGTGGCTGCTCAATGTTAAGCGTTTCAATAAAATTGGCTATATTCCGTCTACCCACATCTTTGGCAGAAGTTATAGTCCCTTTGCCCTGCTCATCTTCAATAACCTCTTGCAAGCTCTGAACAGTGGCATTGTTAGTATAAATAAGCTCATTGAGTTTGTTGACAATCCGGCGCTGTGACGCCATTGTTTTGAGAATAGCAAAGTGTTCGTCAAACATAGCTGCCGATATTGCAGACTGTACGCAAGCCGTTAAAGCCTTTTTTTCATCATCGCCCGTGTTGGCTGACAGTTTTACAAAGTCAATCTTTTCGCCATTAAGCGATTTTAAGATTTTACAAATGCTTTGGTGCAATGGAAAATAAAAATCTTCCTCGCTGATAAGGCTGATTTTCTCTTGCAAACTTTCAAAAACTATCAAGCACCCTAACACAGAGCGTTCAACATCAATGTCATAATCTTTCATCATAAGTTCCTGTATCCCGAATAAGTTTTATCATTAGGCTGTTTGCTGCTTTCGGTTTCAAAGTTCTTGATAGGGTAAAACGCTTGCCAACCTCTCGCAATTACCTCTTTTAGATAATTGTTGACAGACAAGTTGCTTTGCTTTGCTAAAGTTTCTAATTTATTAAGATTAAGCCTAATTGAATAATCTGTCATTGCCGCCCTTTTAGCTTTCCGAACCTTTAGCCATTCGCCCAACAATTTAAGCGTTGTTTCATTCTGCGTGTAACTTTTGAAAATTTCATCAAACGAATTTTGCGGTTTTGAGGTCTCTTTCTTTCTTTCTTTATTATTTATATTATTGTCTGTATTATTATCTTTCAAATTTTTAATGTCTGCCTTGCAGTTTTTGAAATTCTGCCTTTCAAAATTTGAAAGTCTGCTTTTCAGTTCTCGCTGTCTGCCGTCAAATTTTTGCACATAAATATATTCGAGTTTTATGAGTTTTGAAATTGCCGTTGAAACTTTAGTCTCACTACACTGGCAAAATTCTGCTATACTTTTATTGCTTGCATAGCAGCCTCTTTCTCGCCTGTCTAAACTATCGATTTCAGTCAATATTATTTTGTCAAGGGCGTTCAGGCGTTCGTCAAGCCAAACTTCTTTTGTTATCCATACCCCTTTAAAGTCTCTTTCATTTTCAGCCATTGTATCACCGTCCTAATATTTTAAAAACAAAAACCGCATATGCCAAGCGGTTGCAGACACTTAACATACACGGAAATGCGGTTACTATTCGGTTTTGCCGTTACTATTTACTGCAACCTAAATAGCAACCTTTTGTTGATACAATCATTATATCACACATAAGCCATAAAGTCAATATCTTTTACGCTCGGTTTTGCGGTTATATCGCTCCACAAAATCAATTTTCATTCCCCGGACATCGTTTTCGGCTTTAACCTTGACTTTAATTTCGGCACACTTTTTGTCGCGTTCAAGCTTCCAATTTTTATATATTGCGCAAGATGTATGGCACGATGAGTTTCTATCTGTGCAACCAAAACATGGAGCATTGTCATATAAAAGCATTATAACCACCTCGCAAACGCTCTCTAAATTGCCCTGTAAACGATTTTTGGTTTAAGACAAGTATTTTATCGTCTAAAGAATAAAAACCGCCACGGAGCCTAAAAGAATTAAGATTTTGGCATTACCACGGCAAATCTCCCGAACCGTCAAGTATGCTGTCTAACTCATTGCCCGAATTTTTAACACTTACACCCGCATTGTTGAGATTGTTTGCGACTGCATTAAGCGGGTCAGCCTGAACATCAACATTAGCCGATTTCTTGTTTTCGGCAAAATAGAAGTTATTGACATTGACCTCATATGCCGTGCGGTTGTTGCCGTCTTTGGCTTGATACTTTCGGGTATACAATGAGCCGTCTACGGCAATAAGCTGACCTTTTTTAACATACTTGCTCATTACCTCTGCGCCTTTGTCCCAAATCGTACAAGGTATAAAATCGGTTGTATCTTTGCTATACTTACGGTCAACCGCAAGCGTGAAAGAACATACAGATTTACCGCTTGTTGTAGTCTTAAGTTCCAAATCACTGGTTGCGCGTCCTAACAACTGAATATTGTTCATAATTCAATCCTCCTTATACACTTTCGTGTAATATATATTGGTTTAATACTGCCTTGCAAATCGACCATATCATCAGTCCCATTTCTTCCTTAGGCAAAAAGCAGATTTTCAAGCCATAGTTAGCCATTATAGTACACATAGTATTGTAAAAAGACTTTTCGTTATAATCATTACGATAGTTATGTGTGACTATATCGTGCCAACCACCGACCTGTTCCACTAACAAAAACTTATTGTGAATATGCTGCATACGCTTTAGCTCATAGTGGAAAGCCTCGTTGTTGAGACTTCCCGCCAATTCTGTAAGGCTGTTTTTGCGTTCAATGGAAAGTTCGTCAGTGAAATATGTGTCTTTTTCAAAGCCTAAATCAAGGTTTTTCGGTATCATAAAGCAGTAATCTCCTGTTTTTAATGAACGGTCAATGTACTTTATGCCATGTTTGTCAAAATAAGCCTTAATATGTTCGTTCTTTTGCTCGTTTGTAGTGCAGACAATAGTAAGACTTTTTACAAGCTCTTGCCATTCTTTTTTGGTGTAATATGGTTTAATAATATTACCCCCTAAATAAAATCGCTATCGTCACTGTCAAGGTCACTGGTTAATCCCTCAAAGTCCGCTGTCGGGCTTGCCCCTGTATTCCTCAATAAAGCTGATATGGAAAAATTATCATAATATTTATCCCCAACCTTATTTGTCTTAATATTGGCTGACTTTATTTCAAGTATTTCTACCATATCACCGACCTTGCACTTAAAATCGTGATTTTCAGCCCATATTGCAAGCTTTTTATTGCCCTCGGCTTTGAAAAAACACCAATCGCCTTTTGAGCCTGTGCCGGACCGTGTATCAGCCACGGTCAGTACTGCGCCCTTTTCTATTTTTGCCATATATTATTGCTCCTTATTTAATTCGATTGTAACTGTTTGCGGGGTATCAGCTTGATTTGAATAATCAGTATATCCGTAAACATCTTGTATTTCATCTTGTGTTTGATAGCCATACAAAACTTCGGGGCAATATGCTCTTGCAAAAAAGCTGGCGGTTCTGTACCTCATCATCTGTTGCGGGTAAACTTGCCATTTTGAGCCTTTTTTATCATACCACCCCTCTTTTTTGGCAAGGTCTATTGATATGACTTCCGAAGTTAAAACCTCGTTATCGGATAACCTTGTGGCTTGCGCATAACAAGCCGTTTTTTCTTTGTTAAAAACAAACTTCAAAGGCGTGAATTTATGACAATTATTTATTGCCATAATAGCATACTGACCCGACCAACCAATTTGACCGTATACCGAATACATATTGTTGAGTATCATTGCCAAAGGCTGATTTGAGCGAACAGCAATATCCATAGCTACAAGTATATCCCCCGCTCTGCCCTTAAATCGTTCGGGTATGCTATTGCCTTGTGCTAAATTGTTTGCAAGTTTAAATTGGAATTTCATTTGTGCCGTATCATTCCAAGCTAAACCGCAACTATCGGTTGTTGACATACCAAGATTTGAATTATCAGAGGTATTTTCTTCGGTAATTTCCGAATTTTCGGTTATTGTTTCATTTTCAGCCATTATTTACTCTCCTTTATGGTATTTTCTAATTGTTTAATAATATCTCCACCATAGGCATTTCGGGTTATGTCGATAAATTCTTGAACGGTAAACATATCGTGTTCAAGGTCATAGCCACCATTTTCGACAAATGAATTTCTGCCCATTTCGCACGAGCCAGTCAGTCGATTATGCCAAAGATAAAAGTCTTTTGCAGGATATTTTTTGTTGAGGTCTGAAAATTCTTTGAGAAATAATTCAATAGCCTCGTCAGTGTCTATATCCTCAAAAATTTTATCTTCCAAATCTTTAAGCGCTTTTTCCAAAGTCTCGCCGTGCGCGAATTTGTTGTGTCCCTTGACTATATAACAGGGCGATAAACTTAAATCACTATTTAATATAAATCCTTTAGCAACATTGCCTTTAATATGTTTAATTACGGTAGGTATACTATCAATTTGATAAACAATATCACCATTTATTGACTTTATGCCGTAGCCGTAGCCGTAGCCGGAGCCGTAGCCGTAGCCG